CTTTGAGCTTTTCAGCCCTCTTCCGAACCCATGCGTCACTAGCGGAAGGATAATCGCCACTCCAGCCTTCCAGTTTCATCATGGGCATTGACATAATACGGCTGGCTTCTAGTCCACAGGTGTCACAAGTGACAGTCTGAGTTCCTTCTTCCACGTACTTGTCGGTGATATGAGACTGCGTACACTTGAACTCATAGATTCGGCGAGCCATATTTATTGCTCCTCCGAAGTTAATTCTTCGTATGCTTGCTCATACAGGCCTTTCAGCCCTAAAAGCCAATTCAGGTTATCCACTTGGCCTTGACGGAAATACAGTTGTTGTGCGTCAGTTACCGAAGTGATGTCACTAAAATTAGCCTTAATCTTTTGTGCGTCTTCCATAAGAGTCTTCCATCCGGGCGTAGCCATCATGGAAAACATATTCTCGTAATAATGTTGTAGCTCTTTATCCAAAAGGAGAACCTATAAGTAGTAATAAAAGTGAACTTTACACTAATATTACTACTTTGTCAAGGTTTTATTTACATTTTGTACTGTTTATTTTGCATTTGCATGGTAGCAATGCGCTCATTTGAGGCAATATCGGCTGCTTTGAGGTTAATTTGCTTCTCTTTCAGCATTGTGTCTGCCAATTTCAAGCGTTTCTCGAAGTCATCACCGTTATCGAGGTTAGTAGCAGCAGCTTGGATAGCCTTAACACGCTGTTCTTCAGGGATCATCATGGTTTCCACCTGAATTTGCTGTGCGTTAGCTGTCTTTTCAGCTGTTTGAGCCTGCAAGAGAGCCAATTGAGCTTGCAATGTCTGCAACTGGAGTTGTTGCTGCATCATTTGAGCTTGTTGTGCCTCAGGATTAGGTTGAGACATCTTATCCAGCTCAGCCATCATCTGATTCTTGTTGGACAGAGAGCTGTTACTCAAGATACCTTTGAGGATCAAGGGCAGGACAGGTGTCTGTGGGCCTAGAGTCTGCAACAAACCAATGAACTGCTGTTGTTCGTACTCACGAGCCATGATGCCCAAGGTAGCTGTAGGCACGAAGTTCATGTCAACTGAGGGATAACGCTCAGGGTCGAACTGCATGTAACGGAAAGCAGCCTTCTTGATGAACGGGATCAGGAAGTCCTCTTGGAAGTTAGACAAGGTACGCTTGTACTTCTTGATGATACCTGCCAACACCATAGACATGCCGTTAGAGCCAGCATCACGGGGAGCCTGAGACGGCTGACCAGCTGAGTCGATAGTACCTGTAGCTTGGAGCAGCATACGCTCGAAGTTCTGAGCTGAAGCAGCTGCTGTACCGTCCGTAGCACCGAACTTGAAAGGATACAAGATCTCGCTAGGAGCGCCGTTAGTCAGGATAGCCTTACCGGGTTTAATCTCGAACTTAGCACCACGAGGGAGGCGAGTAGCGTCCATAGCGATCATAGGAGCCGTTGTAAGGGCCAAGGAGTCCATATGAGCACGGAGCTGACCGTCGATGGCCTTCTGCATGTTGTAGGCCTTCTCAACCGTACCACGACCGTGGAAGCGACCGGGGACAGTATCATCCTGATAAGCCATCACAGGACGATCTTTCATCATGTATGGGTTAGCTTCAGCCTTCAACAAGAGGGAGTCGTTAGCGATGACGATGATAGCCTCTACGAGGTTACAGTACTCATCAGCCTCTGAGCCTTCAGGGAACAACTCTTCGTACTCTGTGTCGTCTGCATTGTCCAAGTATTCCTTAGGAACCAAGCCGTAATAAGTCATCAGCTTGACCTTATTGTCTTGGAAGTTCTGCATCTCTTGGGTAGCTTCGAGAGAGTCATCCTCGTAGGAAGAACCGATGTCTACCTTCTTATAAGTACCGTTCTCGATACCTTCCACGATCTTGTGGATAGACACGTACTTCTCAATGGCGATACCGAGAGCATCCTCAATTGACTCAGCGTTAGGGTCAATCAGGAAGTTCTTAGGGTTGACAGGTTTCAACTTGACAGCGATACGGTCCTTCTCTTGAACACCAATGGCTGCTTGGCCTGCAATGCCGGGGATGGCTTGAGTAGCAGGTACGTACTCTTTCTCTTGCTTGACGATCAACTCACCGATACCTGTACCGTAGATTTCAGCCATCAGTTCGATCTGGTCAATAGCCTTACGGATCTTGTCCTTGTTGAAGTCTTCAGTCAGCTGACCCTTAATCATCTCGATGTCAATAGGGTTACCATTAACGTCTTGGATGTTGTCTTCGATGTCAAAGTATTCGCCTTGACCGAAGATAGCTTCCATGATCTCAGCGTGACGAGTCTCTACAGCCTGCTGTGTGGCAGGGGAAATGATACGTGAGCGCTCTGAGTCACGGGTCTTATCCTCAGCAGCCCACTGACCACGGAAGATACGCTCGTACTCAGACCACGCATCCATGAAGTTAGCGTCACGGTAATCACGCCAGCGATCAGTGTGGTCAACGACAAAGGCTACTAGCTCCTTATCGGATTCTGTAGGCTCGTCCCACTCAGGTGCGTTCATGTCTTTCATTTAGTTCCTTATCGGCTTAGTAGCCAGCTATTTTGTCCAAAATTTCATATTCGTCCCCATCGTAATCAGCGTTGTAGCTTGTCAAAGCTAACTGGTCACAATAAGATAAACTATCTACCAAATCGTCGTGTACCCCTGTAGTGGGAAACATGCAGATTTGATCCCAAGCTTCAGTCCAATCCTCGTTCTCATTAAACGAGATGCGCCCATGCTCAAAGCGTCCTTGTAATGACCAAACAACCCTATCTTGTTTTCGGCGGTTACCATGCGTAAGATCTGTAATGTGTGCGTACACGTTGTTTTTACGCATAAGGTCGGTCAAATAAGGTAAAACAGCATTCTTCAATGCCCCTCTTTCAACACCCACTGCTACAGGTTGATACTCACGAATAGCCAGTAAAATCTTAGAAGCTGTTGATCTGATATCCCAACGACCATGTTCAATCTTCTTTACCCACCAATCACCGTTATCTAAGACCTTAACGATTGAGATAGCTGTTTCGTCTAATCTAGATTTAGTAGCGTTAGGGTTTTTACCTACTTCTTCAAAACCAGCTAAATCAATAGCAATTACATAACTACCGTATTGTGGTTCAGGAGCTTTTTTGAGCCACGTTTCCTTAAACACTTCTTGGCCTGCGTTATCAAAACTAGCTAAAAATTCTTGTTTAAAAGAAAAAGAACTTAGTGTCTTTTTAGCTGACTCAATTTCAGCAGGATCAATAGTTGGATTATCAAAGGTAGTCTTATGCCAGCTTTTCCAATCCTTGTCTTCACCTACTTGTCCAATTTGATACAAGTCATAAAACCAATTACGTCCGTGAGGAGAACTGATAAACCAAGCTCCACCTTTCAAGTCAGACAAAGCTGGACGGATGATCCTAGACCAAAGATTGTCGTCTTTAATAAAAGCTGCTTCATCAACAACAGCAAAATGCAGTTTCAAACCCCGCAGTGTATCTGGATTCTCAGCTGAACGTAGATGAATCTTAACCCCATTCACCAAGGTGATATCTAACGAGTTCACATGAGCAGATTTGATTACTTCTCTACCTTGCTCTAAAATAGCTTCCCAAGCAATTTGTCTAACCTGTGATTGCGTGGGGCCAACATACAAAACAGCAGAGCCAACAGGAGCTTCAAGACCAGCAGCAATAATTTTTTTAATTGATAGATTTGATTTACCTGTACGACGACCAGCTGCAATAACTTTAAAACGATGAGGGTCTTGCCACACCTCAATCTGCCAAGGCAGTAAAGACCAGTTTAAATTAGCCATCAATATCCCTAAATTCTGTGTCTGAGACATCTTCTAGAGTCTCAATGACAGGAAGACCTAATGAACTGATGTTAATTGAGATAGTAGGCATGTTACCGCCTTGTTTAACTTGTTCAAATGAAGACACAGGCACGATACGATCAACAATCAGCTTCCAAGCTGCACTCTGGGCCTTGTGTTCAGGATCTAAGGCAGCATCGAAGATAGCTTCTAGGACTCTGGCTGACTTAGGAGAGTTAAGCATACGGGCCTTGTACTCATCCATGATGGCTTTGTCACCAGCTGGACGACCCAACGTACCTCTATTCTTAGACTTCTTAGCTACGACTTCGCCCTTCTTAGGACGACCTGCTTTACGCTTTACGACATCAGTCTTAGGTACTTCTAACTCAGACATTGTTCATCCGATAGAAAGCCTTAACGTCATTAGACATCCAAGACATAAAGGGTTTTAAGTCTGAAGGGTTCAAGACATACCACTTACGGGTAGACGTATCCCATTTAGCACCTAAGGCTTTAGCTTTGTCCTTATCGTTGTAAGGAACATTTAGATCAATTCTCATACTTAGTGTTTTCTCCTTGTAGGAACACTTCTTTTTTGTAAAATAGACATTCTCTACTATAGAGTAATGTTAATGGGTAGTTTAATAACCACCTCTATGATTAAGACAATAAGTCGTTAAGACAACAATAAATTATAACTACTTATAATATACAACAAATACAGTAAGAAGTCAAGAAGTATTTTAAGTATTTACTATTAGTAGTAGTTTAACAACTATGTCCGTCATGGCGTCCTAGTTGCTCTAGAGACTCTACTTACTGTCTTGTTTTACTTGTTCCCGCATAAGGTTGAGCGTATCATATAAAAGTTCAAAAGTCAAGCATTTTATGTCTTTCTTAGACATTTATTTTACTTATATCTTCATAGGCCTCTTGTGGACACTTTCTAGATCTCAAGTGACCTATGACATGCCCTGTGTCCATCTTAGTCTATCTAACCTGTCCCTCATTAGTGTTGTATTTACACAACAGCCTATCTTAGTCCATAACTTCCTTGATTCATAAGGTCTTTTTAGTTACTTTAAGGGCTTTCCTCTATTGACTTTTTTGTGTACTTAGGAGGCTCCGTCAAAGTAATCTCACTAAGCTCTCCCCCTCCCCCCCTTCAAAGATACACTAAAGGTACTACCATGTGCTTAATTAATAGGCAATGTGCTTAAAAAGTAGGCAGTGAGTGACTATGTAGCACCTATTCAGACACTATTCAGGATTCTCAGGGTAAACACCTAGACTATCAAGTGTGGTAAAAATACAACAAAGCTAGCGTGTCAGTTACTTGTAAGCAAATCTGCACCAATACAGTAACAAGTTATCCACAATGTATTCATAGCAGTGCATCTGTGCACATCTTAGGTGCATCATATCTGTGGTATCTAAACAACACATAGTCTATAAGTATTACATTGTCTAGGCTGTCTAGGTTGCCTAGGCTATAAAGTATTACAAAACATAGGCTGGCACGGTACGTGCTATACATTTAGGGTAGCACAGTCGCTACAGTTCACCAAGTATCGGAGCACTCACAATGTCACATAACACATTAGACACGAACCTAAACGTAATGAAAGCACGCACACTGCTAGGC